ACTCAACCGCAGATATTCTTAGGTGGTTGTTGACGCAAGACGATAAAGAAACGATTTTGTATTTGCTTGGCAAGACACAAAAAACCAAAGTTGTTGCACCAACGAAGCGTGTGTTTCAGGAATGGCTTGAAAACCCACTGACCAAAGCCCTCAAGCAGTCACATCAAACCGAAGTTGACGCAATCGTCAAAGACTCTGACAGGGCGTTTGATTTGCTACGCCGAGCAGAAACAGAGATGCGTTACGCAGGGTGGACAAAGTATGAGGCTGACAACAGCGCAAGAAACGGTGTGTACGAGGAGATAAAACAATTTTTGGAGAAGCCATAATGATTCTGAAATCTCAATCAATGCGATTTGTCATGTTAAGCATGATGGATGTTGAAGACACTTGGCGTAACAGCAAATGGAAAGACACGCACTACTTAATCAACCCTGATGTACCAATGATTGTTCAAGTCGGTGATTACGGCTACGAGGTGCAGTCTTGCGGTGGTGATGGTGACATAGAAGGCTTTGTTATTCAGTGTAAGGAAGAACCTGTGTGCAAGTGGGAAGGCATGGAGTGCATCAAACTCAAGGAGAAGAACAATGCTTGACCGACTCATTCTCAGTGCTGTGTTGACCACAGTGGGGTTCAATGGTTTATTCCCTGACCCACCACCGCCACCCGCACCGCTGACGCTGAAACAAAAAGCAAAGATGAAATCAATCAGTGGCGTGTGCGAACGCAAGCGCGGGCAGAAGCAAAGTGAAAACGTGAAAAAAATGTGTAAACGATGGAAGGAACAGCAAAATGCTTGAAATGATCAGGACGTTTTGGGGGAAAATACGCGGTCGCGGCAAAGTCATTGTGGAAGAGGGAATGCTCTACCGATGCACCAAATGCCATTTGATTTTTACAACCAAGTCTGCCGGAGAGCAACATGACTGCCGTGAACGCTTTTAATTGGAAAGAATATACCGAACAAGAAATCAACCGCAGAGGAAGCCCGTTTAAAGAACTTGAACGCAACGCTGCCATCAGCAAACGTACCACTGAATCTGTGGAAAAGATACGAATCACCACACCCAGTCATGGAACTGTTCATGGCATTACCTCCAAGCCTCTTAAACCAAGACCGACAGAGATGATGCGATGCATAAAGAAAAAGTCCTGAACGGGGTCACTGCCAGACTGACCGACACGGAGTTTGCCGAATACCAAAAGCTTGGTGGCATTACATGGCTTCGTTTATTCCTGCGCCACAGCGCAGAACTGAGAGCATCACTTGACCTGCAAAAACTTGAAAAAGAACAACGAAAACACGCCCGACAAAACCTGCGCTACCACCAACGTGCTGTGTCAGAAGCCCCTGCTAAAGTGGTGGCCTCTAAATGGCAACCAGTCAAAGCAATCATTGAAGCCAAACGCTGATGTACCGCAACCAGAAACTGCTTGAGGCTGTCAGGGAATCCCCTTGCCAGCACTGCGGTCGGGCTGACGGGACGGTCGTAGCCGCCCATTCCAATCAAAGTCGGGACGGCAAAGGGCGTAGCCTCAAAGCCCATGACTACAGGATTGCCGCGCTTTGCTTTACCTGCCACGCAGAACTGGATCAGGGCAGGAAGATGTCCCGGGAAGAGCGTTTAAACATGTGGGAGGACGCCCACCGGCGGACGGTGGGCTGGCTCTTCGACAACGACATCCTTAAAACTGGCTGATCATCTTCTTGATCGTCTGGATATTTTGGTTCAGGTTGTTTTCTGCCTGACCAATCGCGGTCAATGTGTCACGCTTTTCATCCGCTGTCATCTCTGCACCTTGAACCATCTTGCGCATTTCACGCATCTGCTTCATGGTTTTTTCAATGTTGGCGACATACTGCTTGGTTGCCAGCAGACCTGCGTTCTTTTGCGCAAACTCGGCAAACTCTTCTGGATTGCCAGCCTTGAGCAGGTAGTTCTGTGTTTCCACAGCCGCATCCACAGCCCGCTTCAGCTCGTAGTACTGCGTTATGTTGCCACGGGCTTCTGGGTCAACCGCAAACCGTTTGATGATCGGCATCTGCTCAAAGCGTTTAGACGCATTTGGGCTGTTGTCTTGGCTGTTCAGCACAGAGTCGATCGCTGTCATGGCGTAAACACCCAACGTTCCGGTGTAGCTGTTGATCAACTGATCCAGCTTGAGCGGTGACAAACCAAGGGATTGCCCCAGTATCTCTGCAACTTTGGTGGTGTTTGGCCCGACTTGGTACTGTGCTTCCTTGCCTTCCATGCCCTGACCGACAATGGGTCGGCCTGTAAAGAAGTTGTAGTTGGCAGAGTATTCAACCAGCGGCTTGGCAATCTGTGGGATTGGGTTGAACGCGAAGGTGTTGACCAAGCCACGGCGCATGGAGTCCATGAAGTCTTGACCCGTGTCGTCCCGCATGGTGTAAGCCAAAACCCGCTCAGGCATGGTTTTAAACAGGAAGCCAACCTCAAACGGGGTAGGGAATTTACCTATTCCCGGGGCGATCCAGTAGTTGTCCTTGGTTTCTTGCTCCTGTTTCTTCCATTCATCATCGTCAGAGACGGCAAGGAAATAGGCTGACGACAAGGCCATCAAGGTCATGCCACGGACAAAGAACGCCTTTTGCATCGCTTCTGCATTCTGGGACACATTGCGACCCCAAGCGGCTCGGTAGAACACATCCAAACCTTGGATGCGGGCGTTCAAGAATGGGATGGCGGCAGTCAGGATGCGAACCACAGGAGAGCTTCCCTTGCGGTTGAAGTTCATCACCTCAAGCGCACGGTACAAAGCCTCTGTCTCGTTGCCTGTCTCTTGCAATACCCGATCGTAGACCGCCATGCGGGTTGCAGCGTCGGACGCTTCTGTTCCATGCTCCAGCGCATCCCAAATGCCTTTAAACACCTTCAGGGGCGCAGCAGCGCCCTTGGAGCCGTATTTCTTGGCAAGATCAGCCTCCAGCACTTCGCCGCTCTTGGCAACGCCGGAAGAGAACTCGTAGCCGCCCAGAATACCTGCGTTTAAAAGGGCGTGGTAAGAAGGAGCCTTGCCGCCCAGCGCCTTCATAAAGTTGACCGCAGTTCCAACGATCGGCGTGGCGTTTGAACCGCCCACAACCCAAGAGGACAAGGAGTCACGGGCAAGGTTTGCCAGCATGAAGCCGGGGTCTTTGGTTACCAAATTGCGAAGCAAATTGGACGGAGCGGACAGGAAACCCAAGAACGGGATCTCTGCCATGTTTAAACTCTTGACGGCGTTGATAAACAACTGGTCTGCCACCCGGTAAGAAACCTGCTTGCCGTTTTCCAGAACCTGCACGGTGTCCGGGCCGTTGTCGATTGTGTTTAAACGTTCTGCGCCAACCACCGGGCCAAGCTGCATGGCAACGTTCACAGCCTTCTGGGCTGCGGTGTTCTTCATGCCTGCATTGATGGCGGCTTGGGTGTTCTGGACAATGGATTCCAGATAGTCGGTCAGGGGCGCTTCGCTTCCCTTGAGCTTCTTGGGTGGCTTGACCCCAGAGATTGCGTTGAAAATCTTTGGCCCGACGGTCTTCTCTCCGTTCATCTGGCGGAAGAACGGGATGTAATCCATGTGGCGTTTAAACTCTGCGCCTTTTTCCGCAGACAGCACGCCGGTCTTGACCATGTAATCCACCAGCCCGTCGTTGAAGGAATTCATTTCCTTTTGGATGGTGTTGAAGTCAACGCCTTTGGCAAGGTAGGCTTTACGCACTTCCTCTGCCAGTGCAATGTCACCTGCATCAAAGTTCTTTTCCCTGCCGTCAGCCATGAAACGCTTGCCGCGCTTGACACCAGCCCAATACTGATAGTCTTGATAAGCAACTGGATCATTGAACTGCGCCAGCGGGCTGAGAATCTCCAGCGGCCCTTTGACGGATGTGTCGATGGTAGTCATGCCGTTCTTGTAAACAGGCACACCGCCCTTGCGGTTACCAATACCAAATGCCGCATAGGTCACGGACGCAGACAGGTCAGACATGTTTGCCGCCGCTTCTGCGCTGACATCAGCCAACAGGACTTTGCCGCCCATCTTTTCAGCAAGCATCTTGTCGTAAACGCCAAGCTGGTTGTAGCGGTGGATAAAGCTTGCCCGCAGATCAGCAAGAGTTTCTGGCGCAAAGGAATCCAATATCCTTTGGATCACTCCTTTACCTTCCCTGCGGACGGTTGTCTCATCTCTGCGGGTTGATGCGGCAGTACTGATGGTCGGCAAGCTGTACTTGACCTTGCTGTCCATGCTGGTGTACTTCTCCATTGCCTTATTTTTGTTGGCGCAGGAAAGCGGCTCGACTTCTCTAGCTACCAAAGTTGCTGACAATGAGTTGGCAAATTGTCCGCGTAATATCTTGACTGGGATGGACTGTGCGTTGTCAGCTTTAAACTCAATGTAAACAGGAACTTCGGTATAACCCGCGTCATGTAAAGCCAACATGCGGTGACGGCCTTCATGCCCAGTGATTTTCCAGTTGCCATCTCTTTCGGACACCGACAGATACATAGATCCAGCGTATTTTTTCATCCTCTCAAGATCAAGAGGCTCTTGCTCTTTGAGCAACCTTTCATAGTCGTTGGGCGTTGCTGTGGCAAGGACAAATTCCATTGGGTTAACAAATGCAAGATAGCCTTTGGTTTTGTTTTCTGCGTCGTTCTGGGTGTAGAAAGACTGATCCCACAACTTTTTAAATCGGTCGTCAGAATAGCGCACCTTCTTTAGGCTGTAACGCATGTCTTTGGTTTCAAGACTGAAGTCACCAATGTTGCCTGTGATTGACTTGACTTGATTGCCATTGAAGACAGCAAGGTTCTTTGCGCCGCCTTCTTTCACATAGAAAGAATCAAATCCACGTTTTTTGATTTCTTTTGTAACAAACGGGTCTTCAATTGCAGACCAATCTCCGCTTGACAGCCTCTCTTCTGACATAGCGAAATCTTCGCCAATGTCTGGGTCGTCAATCATTGCTTGTCGAATCATGGCTACATGATTTTTATTTTCGTAGTCAAACGGTGTCTCCGCACGCACCCATAACGGGTATACGTTTACATCCATCTTGTCTATGTTACGGTGACGCTTTCCGTAATACTCAGCCTCTGTCGCGCTAGGGCTAACAAAAATTGGTTTATTTTCGCGGAATACACTAAAGTCATTTGGAGACGCATGGTACATAACCTGCGGACGGCCTTCTTCCATAACCTTGCTGGCCCCGAAGAAACGTTTAAACTCTGCCGTCTCTGGTGGAGCTTTCTTGTACGCAGCCTTTTCCGCAGCTTCTGCTGTGGGGAAGTATGTGCGTAGGCTGTATTTCTCGCCTGTATAAGCAGTATCCGGTGGACGGCGAATTGAATCAGGCTCACCATATCCGCTGACCACATCGCTCAATGGGACTTCACGAACATCTGCTCCCCATTCCTCAACCTCTGCAACATTGCCATCACCAAGATCAACTGCATAATGGGATGCCATGTTTTTGCGTTCGCCAAATGTGTAAACATCGCCCGGCTTGGCTTCTTTAACCTTTGGCAAATCTAATAATTTTGATACGCCAGTCGCCATTTGTACACACAATTGGCAATTCATGTATGGCTGTATTTCTTGCGCCTGAGTCATAGCCGCAAGAACATTTTCTTTTGTGACAGGCACACCAGACTTGCGTAGGCTAAGCTTTACTTTACCTTCAGGCAGTTCTGCTCTTGTGCCACGATAATTTACAGGCACATCATGGTTCAAAATAACCATCATACCCATATCGGGAATAGCATAACCATCATATCCGGCATCAACTATGCTTGACTCAAAGTAATTGAAATCACCGCCAGCCTCTTTGGATATTTCATCCATTTTTTTGCCCGGGCCAAGAATGTTTTTAAACTTTTGCGTGTAAACATGGTGACCAACACCGGCTTCGGGAATTGGCGTTGTGCCGTCCGGTTTTTTAACGTAAAAGTAAATTCGGTTTTTAATTCTTTCGTCATCTGTATTTTGCAAACGACGGCGCTCTGAACCTCTAATCCCTGTGCCGTATTTACTTCCTAGCAATTCATTTGTTTGAACGTTGCCGTAATGAACCCCTGAAAATTCAACGGCATCTGGTTGAAGAACGCCAAGCACAATTCCTTTATCCGCTGGCAAAGTCGAATGTTTGACTGTACGTGGTGTCTTGACGTTGGCAAATTCAGAATCGGTTGGAAGCATGTTGTTGATAAGACGCTCAACCGCACTTGCGCTGTCTGACGCTATGTAACCTTTAAAGTTACCACTGTCCCAGAATTGAGCAACATGATCAAAATTGCTTGAAAGTACATCTTCAATGGCTCCCGGAGAAACCATAAGATCATTCATTCCTGTGACTTGCTGTTCTTTTTTCTGCTGGCTTTCTTGAAACGCAGCTTTCTCTGCTACACCAACTGCTTTAGCCTTGGCGGCTATTTCGGCTTTGGTGAAATATTGTTCTTTGTAAGCATCTTTCTGTGCTTCATTTGCACGAAACTGCTCAGGTGAAAGTTGATCACCAGCAACAAACTTTTCTTCAATGATCAAAACCCCGTTAGGTTTCATCAGCTCTTTGGCTCTGGCTATCTGACTGGCTCTGTTGCCGCTAATAAACTGAAAGACCATTGCCTCATGGATAACATCAAACTGTCTGTCTGGTTTAAACCAGCGCACCTCTTCCCCGGCAAATGGATTATTTGTTACTTGACCGTCCCTGTCGGTCAGTGTTGCATCTTCAGTCCAAGCAAGCTGACCTTCATCTGCCTTTATGCCAAAAGCACTTGTGTCGTACACAGAACCTTCAACAGCTTCGCCGTCGTTGAAATGCTTTGCCATAGCAAAGTTGGGATCAAGGGCTACTGTACGAACCCCGCCATTTGACATCTTGGTAACGGCCTTGATCAGCGCACCTTCAGATGCGCCAATATCAAGCATGTCTGCGTTTTTGTATGTCTTGGCTATTGCATCGCCAACAATAGTTTGCACTTCCCTAAAGCCGGGAATAGAAGTTGCAATGTGATCATCAAAGTTTCCGCGATGCTTGTTGTATTCACGGACAAAATTTGAAATAGGCTCTACATTTAATGTAGGCTCGTAAGGCTTGGCATTTGGTTTGCCTTTAAATCCAAGGCTGATGTTGGAAAAGAATCCAGTAAACCCTCTTCCGTCGCCTTGCTTAACCTCTACATTAGGTCGCTTGCCAACTTCTCTATTTCTTCGTACGTCATGTTCTTCAGGCGTTTGTCCAAATCCTGCTGGGCCAACGAAGCCTGCTGTGTCGAAATCACTTCCTGCGAGTTTCTCGCCGCCTCCTTCGCTGGGTCGAAGGGTAAATTTTCCAGTTGGAAGACTGAGTTTTTGTTCACCTTTTACTCCTTGTTGAGGTTTTCCAACTGTTGGTTTACTCGCTTGAACGCCAGCTCGTCCAGTTTGCTGTCCGGCTGGTTGGTTCGCAACCGCATTAGCGCCGACGTTTGCAGAAGGCACTTTTGGTATTCCAACTCCGCCTTGCGATTCAATGAATTTGATTGCGCCATCGCTGAATCCATAGCTTTTTGCTCCTGTACCAAGTTTGTTAAAAAGATTTTGCTCAAAAAACCAAAGAACAGATTGAACTTGGTATGGTTTAATTCCAAGTTGATTTGCCGCATCAATTGCAAGTTTCTTGATTGCAACACGTTGCGGCTCGGTTGGGGCGCGAAGCATCTTACCATCAGCGCCCATCATTTGCCCAAAATATCTATTGAAAGTTCTGGTCATCCAAACATCAACGGTTACTTCGTGTATGCCGTTTATGTTCATTACAAATGGGCCAACTTTGGGGCCAAACGCAGTAAAGCCCGGCAAGATATCTGCTGCTTTGCCGCCGGTGCTGGATCTACCCATGCCGCCATATTTTTGGCGGAAGTTATTTATTTCGGCAACAGTGTGATTGCCTTGAAGCCATTCAATAGTGGCCTTTTCCCCAAGGCCGCCTTTGGACTTAGGCTGAAGCATAGCGTTAAGCATGTCCAATTGTTTTTTCTTATTTGCAGACTCCAAGCCGCCTTGCCACAAACCACCTGTCGCAGGATTAGAGCCGGGCAAAGTACCTGTTTTTTCGTAGTGCTGATAAGCCTGCGCAGCAATAACCCAATTGTCTCTGGCGTTGACACTAGGGGACATAATCCCTGCAATAACGGAAAAAAGCGCACGCTTCTCAGGCTTCTTCAGACTTGGTATATACCGTTGGGTTTGTTTAAATGCTTCTGCAATGTCTTCGTCGTACCAATCCAACCCAGATTTGGCCTGTTGAATTTGGTGCTTTAATTCAGCTACCGCTTGATTGACCGCTCTTTGAAAATCTGCGGGGTTTTTCCAATCGCCTTTGGTTTTAAATTCGTCTAAATAGGCTTGATCAAAAAGCATTCCCACATCGTCAACCTCAAGTGGTTTTGATGTTTTGTCAATTTGAGAATTAATTACACGCAAAGCAGCGTTGTTGTAAGAACCATCCCCTACCAATCTTGATATATCGTTGGGATCAATTTCCTCTCTGCCTTCTTTTTGAACGGGTAAAGACATTTTGGATTCTGCGCCAGCAGCTTCCTTGTCAGCTTTCAGTTCGCCACGTTCAATCTTGCCAAAGATGTCGTCCGCAGATTCAAATCCTGCCCCGGTCAATGCCTGCCGCAGCGCAGAGAAGAACTGCTGCATACGTTTAAACAGTGCAGCCATCAACCCGGGCGGTGGTTTTGCTCCGCCTTCCCAGTCGCCAAACGCATCGGCAATGGCTTCTTCAAGGATGTCTTCGGGAGACAAAGGCTTGAGTACCCACTCGCCATTCTCATCCTTGATACCGTTGGCATAGGCATCGTAGCGGGTCATTTCTTTACCGTTTACGCTAACCATTTGGCCTTTTAGGTATTTGTTCACCCAAGTCTTATCAGCCTGACGCTTCAAGGCTTCCCATTGCTGGGGCGTAAAGAACCCAAGTTCTTTCAGTGCGTGTAGCGCCTCATGGCGCATGGTCTTGATTGGCTCGGTGGCTTGAAGGGCGATACGGATCAACTTGTCTGCTTTGCCCCAAGCGCCATCTGCGTCGTTCTCAATGGCCCGGACAACGTTTAAACCAACCTGCTCAAGGCCAAACTTCTTCAGCATTGGGAGTAGCTTGGCTTTCAGTTCTGCCAGCTTGGCTTCCACTTCAGGCGTGTGTACACCAGCCTTCTCTAAGCCTTCGGTTGTTCCCCTGACCTTGATACCGGGCTTGGCTCTGTCTGCCAACTCGGCTTCTGCTCGTTTACCCATGACACCGCCACGATTGGCGATTAACTCCAAGTCCTTGTCGTTTAAAAGAGAAAGGACGTGTGCCTGAGCCTTGTCGTTGGTATCAAAACTGGCGACAACTTTGCCGTCTTTGATGACCGTATGCTTTGCTACCTTGGTCGATTTTTTGCCAAGCGGAACAATTTTGAGCGGTGTGCGCAACGCTTCGGCTTTGTCCAAATGGTCAGTGATCTTTTGGCTACCAGCCACGTTGGCGGCTTGGAACGCATACACAGCCTTGGCGTGTTCTGGTGTGCCGGTCTTGCCATCAGCTTCCATCTGCGCGATAGCGGCTTGACGCTTTTCCAAATCTTGACGGACGCGATCTGCGGAAGCTTCTTCCGCTGCGGCGTTGGCTTCCCGCTTGCGTGCCAGAATGTTTAAACGCTCCTTGGCGTCAGCCTCTTCGGCAAAGGTTTGGGAAGCGTTTTTCGGTGAGCCGTCTTCTCGGATTACGTAAGCGGCAGGCGCTTCTGAACCAGCCGTGTCTTGCTTCTGAATTTGATAACCTTCAGGCAACTCAGTCTCAGGGCGGGTTGCTTCCTCAATGCGAGGCGTGACAAGCTCTGTCTGTACGGGTTTGATCTCTGCGCGGCGGTGCATCCGCTTGGCTTCTGACTCTGTTCCGTACGTACCCAATACCGCGCCGGTAGGGCTGACGGCTTGATAGCCTGTGCCACGATCAATGGTCAGGTCATCATTGATTGCCGCAGCTCTCAGGAGACTCTCTGCGTCTCTGTCAGTCTCAAGTCCTGTCTGGGCTTGGACAGCCTTCTTGGCTTGTTCCAACGACACAGGCTTGCCGGGCTTGATTGTTCCAAGCGCAGTGGTCAGACCTGTGTTGTATTGATCCTGTGTAAACCGTGTGGCGTTGGAGCCTTCTGGCAGGACAAGCTGCTCTTCTTTGCCGGTGCGTTTCAACGCATCCAGCGCAGTTGCAACGGAATGCAGCTCCGGCTGCGTCATGGTGTTTAAATCAGACTTGCCAGTCGCTCGGGTCAAGAAGTCGGAGAAACCCTTGGTATCGGTCGCAACGTTCTTGGCAACGGCAATGTTCTGAATGTCATCAGGGGTGTAGGTCTGGTTCTGGTAGTTGGTCTTGTACGCCAGAATACTGTTTAAAGCACCCTCTTCACCTTCCGGGTTCTGGGCCGTCATCGCATCTTTGATGTCTTCGATGCTGTACGACTTGAGCTTGGGAAGATTGTTGTCTTTACGATAACGATTTAGGTAATTGACAACCGTGTTGTTGCCAATGGCTTTACCCAATTCATCCTCGGTAATGCGACCCACAGGGTCAGCCAGCGGGTTTTTGGGTTCTTCGTATGGTTTGTTTGGCGCTGGCAAAAGCAAAACATTGGAGACATTCTCTCCTTGAACAGGGATGCCCAGATCGCTCTGTGTTTTTTGACGCTCCTGTTGTTGACGTTGAAGTGCGGCTTCAGCGTCCCGCTGACGTTGCTGGTCTGCTTTGATCTGTTCCAATTGCAGTTGATTGGCGTACGCTTCCCTTGCCGCTGGCCTACCAAGTCCTCTTGCTGCCGCGCCAAACGGTGTTCCAACAAGGGCAGCGCCGTACGCTGATTCGCCATATTCTGCGAGTGCGTCAGGGGTTGTAAGGGGTAGCCCCGCCTGTAAACGCTCAAGCATCTGCTGTCCAACTTCTGTTGGGATTTCAGCCAGCACACCTACACCAGCACCTTTGGTAAGAGATGTTGCCAAGGTTTCTTTGGCGGCTGCTTCAATGCTTTGATTTGTGCCTCTTGCCAATACTTTTTCGGCTTCTGGGCCAAGCAATTTGCCTATGAGGTTACGACCCAATGGGATAAAGGTTGAGGCTACTTCTGCGGCAGCGCCCGGAATGGCAGTCCCCAAGGCTTTTGCTCTTGAGATTTCAGGAGCGCCTTCTTCCGCTTGTCTTTCTAGGTTGGAGCCATACAACTGCAACAAAGACGGCGCTAACGCTCCGCCTATACCACCCACAACCGCACCTGCCGGGCCAAAAGGAGAGCCAGCCATTGCGCCAACACGCGCTGAACCAAGGGACGACGCTATATTGGGAAACTGCTCTGCCAACGCAGAAGGAATTTGAGACACAGCTTCGTACGCCGCAGGGAACAAACCCTTTTGTTCGTACGCTTGTTTGACCTTCTCTAGGCTTGCTCCGGGGGCATATTGTTGGCTGATGTCTTCGCCACGGGCAACGCCGCGCTTTGCCGCCAATTCGGGATCAATGAGTGACTCAAGCCCTGTTTCTATTGTTGAGCCAAATCGTTTTGCGCCGCCAGTCAAAGCAGCCATGATTCCCTCTTTAGGAGGGTTGGCGGCTGCAACCATGCGTTTGACGGTTGCTTGAATTACAGCCGGATCAGTGCCGTCTGGAAATTCAAGGATGCGACCATCTGCCAATTGTGCTTGAATGGTCATGTAGTCCTCACTGGATTAGTTCGCCGCGTTCATTAAATCTTAGCACCTTGCCGCCAGATCCGTCTGTGCCAGCACCTGCCATGCCCGTCAAGGCTTTGAGTTCACGAATTGCTTGCTCGCGCATAGCTGCCATCTTTGGATTGCTGTTGACAATCATTGGCGGGTAGTTGGCATCAATTTCTTTCATGCCAGCAATGAATGCTGACTTGTTTTTCTCTGTTGCGCCAATGCCTGCGGCAGTGCCATACCGTATGTTTGCAGCTTGTTCCAAGAATTTGCGTTGTTCTGGTGATGCTTTCTCCAAAGCTGCGGCAAGACCTTGCAGAGTTTCTGGCTGTCTTGACAAAACACCTTGCTGATAAGCGCCTTGCTGGGCAAGCTTTGCCCTCTCCATTTGCATGTCGTCTTGCGCCTTGGCAATTTGGAATTGCAATGCTTTGTCTTGTTGATTGGCTTGACGAATCTGACCTGCCAACACTGCAGCAGTCTGCATGTCGCCTTTTGCCAAAGCCACTTCATACTTGGCTTGGTCAAGTTTGAGCTTGGTGTAGTTGTCCTTGCGGCTTTGCAAGAGTTCGTCGGTCTTGGCGGCAACCTTGGAAATGGCGGGAGCCGCGCCAGAGACGCTTTCCAAGAACCTTGCGCCGGGCTTGGATGCTCTTTCAGCCAAACCAAAACCGAACTCCGTTAAAGCTTGGTTGAAGCCTCTTTCTCTGATGGCCTTTTCATCAGGCTTTTGGCCTTCAATTGCTTCATTCAGTTTGTCCAGAATCGGTTGGTTCTGTTTGCCAAACTCTTCCCGAATCTTAAGCGCCGTGGTCATCAGGTCTTCTTTTTGGCTTGCACCAAGATTGTTTTGTTCCGCAAACTGAGTCACCGCAGATTTGACTTCTTTCTTGGATGGCTTGGGGGCTGCGGAGATGTCCTCATACCTTGGTGCAACAACTTTTTCTGCCGCTGGTTTGGCGACAGGCACGTCAATTACAGGAGCTTCAGTTTTTTTTGCTGGGGCAGCAGGCGCAGGCGCAGGCTTGGCCTTCTCTACTTCAGCAAGACCCTTTTCATACTTCTTGCGGTTTTCAAGTGCAGCTTTGGGCGTTAAAAAATCTCTGATCGAACTCAAGGACGGCAAAGAAGGCAGGTTGTAATCTTCGGGTGTTAATGCTTCGGGATCAACTACTGCGCCGCGATCGGCAAATGCGACGATGCCGCCGGTAGCCATGCTTTGTTCCATGCCATCAGCAAACTGCTCTGGCAAAGCCGGAGCAATCCCACCAAAGGACTCAGGGTTGGGCTGACGAACAGCATTACGACGTGCAATCTCTGCATCAATCATCTGCGCTTGTTCGGCATCACGTCTGTTTAAAGCAGCCTCTTTGGCTTGCTGTAACTGCTGGTCGCTCAACTTGTTGAGAATGTCGTCAACATTGTTTACATCAGTGACGCTGCCGCCATCTGCATAGACCATCCCGCCGTCCGCCATCATCTTGGACAAGCCGTAAGCGCCCATGCCAAGGCCAGCAAGCTGACCCATTGTGTTGCCTGAGCCTTGATAGACCTGACTGGTGGACTGCTGACCCAGCGGCAAACCACGGATCATGTCGGACATGAAGCCCAACTGCTTGTACGGATAGTTCTGTTGGTTGATGAAGTCCTGATACGCCATGTCCAGCGGACGCTGGGCTTGCTGTTGTTGCTGTTGACCAAACTGGCTTTGCAAGCCGGTGATGCCCATGCGCTGACCATACTCAGTTTGACCAAGCTGACCCAGTTGTCCTGCGCTTTGCAGTGCAGTTTGAAGGCCCTGCATACCCAGACCAGCGCCGTACTGGCGCGACTGTTCACCCATTCGCTGGGCTTCTAAACGACGGGCTTGATCTGCGTTGAACTGTTGCTGGGCATTTTGGAACGCCTGTTGCTGTCCTGTTGCTGTAATACCTTGAAGCTGCGAGTTCAATGCACGTTGTGCTTCAGCATCCACAATGGCAGAGCGGCTACCGCCAAACGCACCTTGTTGTACAGCCTGCGCCTGACGCATGGGCTGGGCAATCTGGAAGTCTCGCAGAGCTTGAGATTTTTGGTAGTCCACCACGTTTTGGGTGTACGGCGACATGTAGTCTTCGGCGGCTTGAGGGGTGAACTGACCGCCTTGAAAATTACGTCCTTGGTAATTTGTACCAAGCGCACCCAAACCTGCTGCACCAGCCAACCCTGTACCCAAACCCAACTGCTCTGATGGACGCATGGTTGCCGCGCTCTCAAAGGCTTGCTGCTGCATAGGCTGAAAGCCAGCAATACGCTCACCACGGTATTGTTGGTAAGGGTTTTTGCTGATGTCAGTCAACGCCGATGTTTTTGCTAAGGTGTCTTGTGCGTACCCTTTTGCCCAATCTGGCAAGTCTGTAACCTGCGTGGTTTTTTCAGGGGTGCTAGGGCTACCGCCGCCACCATATACGCGACCACCGGGCTTTAAACGGGTTGCTGATTCGCCAAAAGGCTCGCCTAATGCGTAAAGTTGCTTGCGTGAATAATTCATACCGGCTCCGTGCTTAATATCTTTGTGTACAGCTTGTCGGTGTGTTTGTACCCAAGGTACTCAAACAACCGAGAGTTATCCAAGTGGATTTTGGTGTGGACAATCATCCTGTTTACACCATCCTGTTTAAGCACATCTTCAGCGTACTGGAACAATCTGATCCCAGTTCGGCCTTGACGGAATTCTTTCTTGACAAAATATATGTCTTCAAAAGCGGTTCTGCACGTCATGTAGTGCAGATGTGGTTGCACAATAAAAATTATGTAACCAATCAAATTGCCTTCAGCCCTGCATGTGATGCACCGCAACATATTGTTGACAGCCAGTCGCCCATACGCCTCATAGTCCGGCAGAAGCGGGAAATCCTTTGTGACACACAGCTCTTCATAATGCTCAGGCAGCAAATGCTGCAACTCGTCCACGAACGTGGCTGGGTCTTCGTTGGCATATATGACGCTTGTGACTGCGTTCATGCTGGCAAATGCTTTTCTGCGCGGCTGTTCTTGGCGACCTTGCCTTTGCCTACAGTCTTGCCGCGAGCTTTCTGAATTCTGTCCATCATGGCGTACAGCTTGCGTGCGCCAGCTTCGGTCGAACCATTGCCCAATTCAGAAACGATACGCGCAGGTACGACAAACTCACCGTCAGCTAAACGCGCAGGTTGCTTTTCGCCAATCATTGCTGGAATGGAATCTGATACGCCGTCGCCGGGGCCGCGAAGCAAGCGACCGCCATCCGAATAGTCACCAAGACCAGAGATGCCACCACGAGCCATGCCGCCGTCAGCCATGCGTGGCGTGTAAACGGGGTTGAAATACCTCTGCTCACGTCCGTATGGGTCTGGCGTGGGAAATGGATTAGTTGGATTGGCAGAGTATGTGTACTGCTGGCCGGGGCCTTCAGGTGCAGGTGTTTCTTGCTTTTGTTCATCAGGCATCAACATAGGCGCGGCAGCGGCTGCAAGTGTGGTCTTTGCCCCAAATGTGCCGGGTACAGCTTCAAGGTTGGTCATAAAAGCCGTGCGGCCCTCTGGTGATGTAAGTGTTTTTGCCCCTTCAAACATTTGATTGGCATTGGTTCTAAAGCCTGTTGCCATGCTATTTGGCGCAACAGCTTGTTGCGACGCAGGAAGCGGAGCGTTTACAGGTCTGACTGGGATATTGGCTCCAGCCATTGGACTTCCAGAGCCAACTTGTATGGCGGAATTTGGGTCAATTGCTGTAAACGCAGGAGAAGTCGCAGCGGTTGTGGCTGCTGTTGGGGTGTAGCCTATACCGCCCAAAGGACTGCCTGATACAACAGGTGCTGCTGGAACTGTCGCTGCCGCTTCGCCCAAGCTTGCCGCAGGTGCTGCCGCAGGTGCTGCCGCCGCCCCAGAGGCTGACAAAGCACTGCCAATGCCAGCGCCACCATAAGCGCCAAGACCTGCCATCAGACCTTTCTTGATGTCTCCAGTTGCTGCGGCATAACCACCGCCAACCATCAGAGCTGCGACAGGTGCGCCAACGCCTGTTGCCGCCAAGCCCGCCCCAATAACCATTGGAAGCATCTTTGAAAGAAACCCTGCTTCGGGCAATCCTGTGTTGGGGTTGATGGTTAACTGACCGCCGTGAGCCATAGCAACATCATTCAAGCTCTTGACCTCGTCCTTGGACATGTGGACAAGGGTCGTGTCTGGGCCTCGGCCTTGCGCAGAAAGTTGTTGTGCAGCGTGGTGTAGGCTCATGTTTGCCTCGTGTAAACAGGGTTTGCGAACTTTATCATGTTGAGAGCGCAGACACAAATGAAAGTGTGGCTACGACGGACTGGGTGCTGGGGCGCACGGGGCCGGTTGAAGTGGGGTATGCCTGTATCGTCACCGAAGCGTTAGTTGCTGACCACCAGATTTCAACGTAGTCGCCTGCGTCCATTTCAAGGAAGTAGTTCCACCCAACAATCTCATGCGCCTCTTCCCCTGCCGAAGCACTTTTGTGCGCGGGGATAGACACAAAACCCGTAGACCCCGGGATGTCAGTCCCGTTCTGGCGCAGCCAAATACTCATGTCTTGGATTTGGTTGTCGGTGTTTTGAAACTGCGTGCTGAACTGGAGGTTGTATATACCTGCATTCACCACTGTGATCTTGGACGAACTGATTGACACCTCATTGGAAAAATCTGTGGTGTTGAGCGTCATCAGCGTGGCGGTGTTCGCCGTTGTGGTCTGGTCTTGATCGCTGGAGAACGCCCCGTATGGGAAGCGTATAAACCGCCCGCCGGATTCGCCCAAAAGCACCCCAGTCAGGTTGTCCAACTGGTTGAAGTACAAACGCAAAATATTTGAATACTGCTCAATGAATTCGGCGCTGTATTCCATTGGAGCCGCAGGCAAGCGCGGCTGAACAACTGGGCGATAGCGGTTAATGATGGTTGTTGCCATTACGCAATACCCCAGTGCAGGCGCTCAAGCTCTTTACGGGCGGCGGCGGCTTCTTCCAAAGATTTACAAACCTTGGAATAGTATTTTTTCTTTTTTAATGTTATCGCCGCATAATAAGACCCGCCATGAAACAAAACGCCAGTAATACCCGTTTTGCTTGTCTTTGGTACGCGTATATTTCTAGCCTGCGTTGTAGGAGTTGCCCAGCGCACGTTGTTGGGTTCATAGTTGCCTGCTGTATTTATTCGATCAAAAGTTTCAGCACCAGACGGCTCACCAACATCTTGCGCAAAGGTCGCGTAATCATGCCAAGGTGCATATACAACAATGCCTTTGCCGCCCCACCTTGGGTAATCTTTATCTGTAGAGTTGTAGCAACGACGCATCATGGCTCGCCATGTGTTGTATGACGATTTATTCCAGCCGCCATGCTTAAAGTTTGGGATGATGCACCCGCAAGAGGTCGTATTGCCGGTAACTAGACTTCCAGCATTTACGGTAGATTCTCCACCGCATTCACATCTGCACCGCCATAAAACTTTTTTTAGCTTATCCCGCCCGGCTTGCTCCAGCACCGTTAGTTTGCCAAACACCTGACCTGTTCTATCTATGAATTTCATTACAAACCCTTTAAATGAAAGAGTCTGTAGTATACATGGTTCTTTGTGATCCGTATACATATCACCTACGTCCATCAGGTCTGATGTCGATACGTGGGACACCCAACTGCCACTGGACACCCAGTTCGTCTGAACTCACCTTGAACGCCATCTGGCGACCGCGAATCCGCACATACACCTGCTGGGTGAACTCTTGGATGGCGTAGGTTCTTTGGTTCTGATAGTTCTGCGTACTGACCACGTCGGGGTTGTTTGAATTGCCGTACGGCGCACCAGAGTTGGCACGGGGCAGTACCGTGAACATGGCGGTCGGCTGGTTTACGTTCGAGCCGTCAAAGGTCAAGTCAGGGATCAATCTCCAGACAAACCCGAAGTTATGCCCGTCACCAATGTCAAAGTCGGAAGATGTGACCTGCGCCACAATTGGCACGGACGGATTGACTGTGCCATCGTCTACACCGCTCTCATGGTACAAAAGCTGTGCGTTTGCGTTACCGCCTGCCACGCCGTATGTGGTTGCCATCGGGTAGGCACGAAGTGAGCTGTCCAGCCATGCGGTGCGGCCTTGGTTCACGCCTTGGTAGTTGTCCCAGTCGCCGTAGTACCAAGTGTTTTCAAGGTGGTTGTAGATCACGTAGCGGTCAACCACGGTTGAACCAGCAGAGCAATACTGCCACCACACTTCACTGTAACCTTCGTTTGTGCCAGCGCAGAACTGATACGACTGCTCAAGGTTGATGTCGTTGAATACAAATTCACGCAGGGTGGACGGCAAGGTCTGCACCCGACCAGAGTACATGTAGAACTTGTCCGTACCCATCCAGTAGGTGATGTTGTTAGCGGTCGCTATCGCATTTGGCCCAGCAATTGATATGTTGTCGCCCATGATCTGGAAGCTCCAGACGTAGGGTGGGCCAAGGTACTGCATGGAGTAAATGGCTGAGTCCGTCAACACCAAAATCTCTTGGCGGGTCTGCATGGCAGTCACGATGGTCGAGCCATGACTCAATCGGTAGCTACCTGCTTGGTTTGTAACAGCCGGATACCACGTGGCAAAACTCTCTTGGTCAGACCAACGAATGAGCAACGGATCTTGAATCACGCTGCCGTAGTCATTGACACCAAATGCAAGCACAAACCTTGAGGCATCAGACACCATGACAAAGTTGGCGACTGTTGGGCAGTATGCGTCGGTGGTAATTGTTCCCGATTTGGTAACAATCGCCGTGCTTGGGCCAAGGTATTGGCCTCGATTAAATGTGCTGGCTGATGATGCGTTTGCCCAGTAGTACAGCGCACCGCCACGGGGGTTAAAGATCAAGTCTTCGCCAAAGTTTGACTGGCTCCACAAGCGGAGCTGAATGCCAATGCCTGTCGCCGCAGGAGAACCCCAACCCGTGAATGTGGTGGACTGCGTAACTGTTGCATTGTCGGCATGGGAGGCGGCGGCTCCTGAGCCTGTGCCACTTAGTCCACGGGTACACCCCAAGAACTGAGTTGAATTTTTACTGGTGTAAGAAATGTTTTCTGAGTCAATCAGGATGTTTCCGGCTGCGCTAAACCCCGTCGTACTGTCTACAGTGATTGTGGTGACTGAATCGTTTATAGACCCATCGAGCTGGTTCGTAGCTGTACCAAAAACGATACCACCCCAAGTGCCTGCGCCCCAGCCCACATTCAGAGAGTAAATATCTACGCCCGTTGTAATCTGGTATGCCGCCACAACTGATGCGCCACCGTTACCTGAATCTCCTGCGGTCGCGTTGACAGAGGCTGTGATGGTGTATTGGTTGGAGCTGATATATGTGGTGATCTGAAACTCTGCGTTCAGGATGGTGGCGGTGATGTTGCCGCCCAGAGATACCGCGCCGCTGAATGTGACAAAGTCTCCTGCCTGCGCACCGTGGGCAATGTCTGTGACGGTGATGATGGGCGAGCCAGTGGTTGCGGCAAATGTGGCTTCACCTGCGGAGGTGGTTGTGCGCAACGGGGTAACGTCGTACACCAAACCATTTGGGCCGTTCTGAATGTAGTACTTGAGGTTTGTACCCAACGCCAACAGGTTGTAGCCTGTCAAATTAAGCCAGTTCCACATCCCCCTGCAAACACCCCAAAGCGTGCCAGTGGTTGGCTTCAGCGCAGATGTGAGCGCCCCAGTGTCTGCCGCCCAGCCGCCAATCTTTTCTGGCTGCCCTGAGCGGAACCGAATCTTGTTGGAAGCGTAATACCCGCCTTCGTTGGCGTACGAGGTGTTTTCTCTGTTTACACCGGGGCGAAAGGCGAGTTTCTGTAATGGCATGATTAGGCTACAAGTCCGGGTACATATTGCGTTTTACCAGCGACCTTCATGGCGGTCAACTCCTGTTTTTTCAGGTTGTTCGGGTCATACGAAACATGCACCCAGCCACTGTCAGGTATGCCGGGGGTGTAGAACTCAAGAATGAGCTGGGTGTATTCTAGGTTATCCATGATCCACTGCGCAAGGTCTGCGTTTGGTACGCCGGGAATCTCAATATCGGCTGCTCGGCCAAGGCAATGGTCTGAGGTCTTCGACCCGCCCACTGCTGCATTTGACTCAGGACTGCGATAGCCTGAGTTCACCTTAACACCCTTGCCAAAGTGGTCACGCACAGGCTGAAGGACTTTCTCACACAGCAGGCGCAAGGCTTCTGTCTCGGCTTCACCGGGGGTATTGTCAAACCCCATGCGCAAGGCTGTCTCAGACTTGGTCAGTTCATGCAAAGAGAAGTTGGCGGTCAGTTGCATCATTTACTCCTTAAGGTTTGGTAGATGGCGTTGTATGCGTCGATGCAGGCGTTGAGCTGTCGGATGGCTTTGTCTCCGTCGTCGGTAATGGCGACAAGAGATTGAGCAGTCTTTGCGTCAAGTTCGGCTCCTGTTTGAACGCTATCTCCGGCGGGAGCGGGGGGATCTCCGGGGGTTTGTACGGGGCAGACGGGGGCTTTGACAGGAATCCGCAGCTTGAGAGCGCCAGAGGCAATAGCAGCATCCCGCTCTTTTGCAATAAGTTTGGCATCTTGGTTTGCTTTCTGAAGTTTGGTTGCTTGGGTGGTGACGGCGGCGACCAGCGCCTGTTCTTTCTGTCGGGCGGCTGCGTTTAAAGCAGCAATCTCCAACTGCTGGCGCGTGACTTCATCCTTTGAGCCTTTCCAATACCCGCCACCAAAACTGCCAACGACGGCAAGCACAACAGCGAGTAGGAAGTACGGGTTAAGAATCACTTGCTTTGCCCCTGACGTACGCCTGTGCCGCCATGAATGCCACAACGATTGTTCCCATTGCTGCGCAGTAAGTGGTAGCCAAGCCGTTTAAAGCATTGACCTTCTCCAACGTCACCAGCTCGGAAGCCAAGTATGCAATCAAGGCAGGTGGAAACACCAAGGCCGCCCACGCCATGATGCGTTGCTGGTCAGCCATCTTGTCCATGTTCTCAATCTGCATCATGCGCTCAGAGCGGGACAGTTCAACGTCCGTCACCACGCCGTCATGGTTAGTATCAAACTGGTTGTATGTTGAGTCTTTCTCAAGTTGCTTACTCATATTTTTACCTTCGATCAAAAACAGGGCGGTCTCTAAACTGCTCTGGTGTGTCCCGATTCTTTCTCTCTACTTCCCGTCGGAGCTTCTCTACTTTCTCAAGTTGCTGCTTGGCTTCGTTCTTTGTCTCCAGCACATCAAGGTACATGAACGCCAACAACGGCAACATCAACGCAACCAACAGCACCGCCACAACCCAACCGACCATCCCCATCACAAGCTCCTCAGTTGTTTCAACCACAGGAGCCATGTCCACAGGTATGCGATAAGGATCAAGGTTAGGACGGCGGCTCCCGCTTTGAGGTTTCGGCTTCTTTCCCTTTGGTGTCGTTGCCATCTGAGTCTTCTTTCCCGTTGCTCTTGTGCAAGTCTGGCGGCTTCTTGTTCAGCGGCAATGACATCCCTCATCTCAAAGACCTTGCTGTACAACGCCCCCATTTCGGGAGGACTCTGGTACACCATCGTTTCCCTAACCTCAATCTCCAGCGCCGCCATCTGATCCATTGCCATCACCCGCTTCAATGCGGCTTCCATTTGATTTTGGTCAGGTTCATAGACGTTTCTGGACTTTTCTTCT